GTTTGTGCTGTGTCGATACCTGCGTAATCTGTTCCTGCTGTAGCTGTGGTAATTGCGCTTGTTCCTGCGCCCTTTAGCAAAGCACCAGAAGTAAAGCTCGATGCACCTGTACCACCATCTGCTACTGCTAGATCGGTAATACCTGTGATAGAGCCACCAGTAATAACGATAGATGTATAAGTAACACCAGTAATCGTTCCACCTGTGATCTTAGGTGCAGTCATGGTATATGTGCCATCACGAATACCATCTCCGCAGTCTCTGATCTGCGCCATCATATCTCGCATAGTATCGTTTACTGCTGATGGGAGCATCCCCTCTGGTGCGCCATCTGGAGGTGCAGAATTGTTATTAGCAGGGGTTAGTGAGTATTTTGTATATGCCATGATTTTCCTTACTGTTGTTCTGTTTGAAATTCACCAGATAATAAGCCTCTTAGTCCTGTAACTGGTACATTATAAGTTCTTGGCTGGAGTTCTGGCATCCTTCCAAGGCGCATTTGTGCTGCTAAATTTTCTATTGCTGATCTACGCATTGCTTCTGCACCAGTTCTTGCTGCTCCTGCTCCTGCTGCCAATGGAATACCGACATAAGGATTTGCATAAGAACCAGCACCGGCTACTGCACCAGACACAACACCTGTAGGAGCAAACTTTCCATAAAATCTCAATAGATTTTGAAATGTGCCACCATTAGCAGCCTTAACAATTTGTTCCTGTTCTTGTTTAGTAAACAGGCGCATCTTTTTGTCATTTTTGGCTAATTGTCTTAACTGTTTAGCCATTGAATTTTCTTCGCCTGACGCAGTAAATTGCGTTCTGTCAAGTTTTGCATTTTCTAACATATTTTCAAAAACTTCGGATTTTTTAAGTTTGCTATACGATGCTCTTGCATCTTTCCAAAGTTGTAGAGATTCTTTATTCCCACTAATAATTGCTGATTCAGGTGCATTTAAAATTGTGTCGTCAAATTCATCTTTAAGAATAGTAGCTAATCTTCTTTCGTCTGGGTCATTACTTTTTTGTGCGCCTTGAATCATCTTTCTTAAAGACTGTAATTCTGTAAAGTCTTTTGGTGTAGAAGTATTTACTGCTTCCTCTAAAGCAGATGCAATTTTAGGATAGGCTTTTGGTGTATATCCTTCTGTGCGTAAATCCTTGCCAATTTTGTCCATTCTGTTGATAAAAGTATCCGATTGGAATAAAACACCAGATTCAGATGCTTTATTAAACAGATTTGTAGACTCTTGTGCTAATTGTTCTGCTGTTGGTGCGCCTGTAGCCTTGCGAGTAGCTGTCATGCCAAATGGGGCAGCAGTAGTAACTCCAGCAATCATACCTGCTAGTGGGCTACCTGTAGCCTCTGTAACATATTGAGCAGTAGCAGCCGATGGTGCAGATGCAGCAACCTGTGCTTTAGGAGCTTCTGCCAAACGCTTAGACACTTCTCTTGTAACAGGGCTAACTGCTTGTTGTCCTAATTTCATAAGAGCAGGCAATTGGGCTAATGTAGAACTAATACCGCCTGCGCCTGCCTCAATCATTCTTTCACCACGACTTTGTGGCTCTGCAAGACCCATTTGTGTCATTGCTTGACTTGCTACTTGGCTAGGCATTTGTAGACGAGGAATATCTGTACCAGCAACCTTGTTTACACCGCCTGAAATCATGTTTACAAGCGTATTTAAAGCATCGCCAATAGGTAAAGCCATAGAACCGACTAATGCGCCTGGTGCACCTCCTACTGCGCCTCCAGCAACTGCGCCTGGAACTGTTTGAGCCATGCCTCTAGTAACAATTTCTGCTGTACGAGCCATAGTGCCTTTTTCTTTTTTAGGCTCTACATTTGCTTCATCGTACAGTTTTTTAGCAGCCTTGTTTATATCGGCTTCTGACATAGAGTCAGGAAACTCTACTTGCCCTACTTTTGGGATGTCAATAATCATTCTACTTTTCCTGTAGCTGGATTAAATCTTTTAATATTGCCTTGCTTCATTGGTTGTATAGGATTTACCCTATAAATTTCAACAACATCTTTTAGATCAGGGTTTCTACCTATTATGTCTAATTTTCTGTTGTATTCACTAATACTATATTCAGCAACTCGTTTTGATGCATTAGCAATTTGTCTAATTTCAGCAGGAGTTAAACTGTCAATATCACCAGAAAATGCTTTTTCAGCCAATTTTCCTTCGCTTTCAGTAATAGCACCTTCACCACGCATTGATTTACGACCTTGTAGCGTAAGTTCAGCAAAACCACGAATGGCTTGACGAGTGTTGGCAATGGTTTCTGCTGTATCTTTGCCTGTAACTCCTAAAACCTGACCAAATTGTGCAAGTCTTAATTGAGGTGTTGCAAATGTACCAGCAATAATCTTGCCAGTATCAACTGCACCAATAACTCGATCTGCTGCATCAATCTGTATATTTGCACCTTGAGCTTGAATATTTGCATCCTTTAACATACCTCCTACTTGTGCAGCAACTCCCTCACCTGTTTTAACAGTTACATTTGTTCCAGGTGTTTTCTTTGACAAATAGTCTGTAAAAGATCCTTTAAATCCATTTCTAACTGCATATTCATATTCTTGAACAGAAGCTGGTGTTTTATCTTCTTTAGATAGCATTTTTGCAGCCTCTAAAGGACTTTCAAATGCTGCTGCTGCAATTAACTTATCTAAATTAACAGATGTGCGTGTTGGCAAATTAGGATTAGACATTAATGCACCAGCAGTAATATTTGCTCCTTCTGTGCCAAAATCTGCAGTTTGATTTTGCAACATTTGCAATTGTGAGTCTTTTCCTGTAGCCATAGGAATAGGTACAGGAGTCTGTGTAATTGCGCCTCTAGCCATCTCTTGTGCTTGCTTCTTACGCTTAAACTCCTCTAACTGCATACCAGTTACCATCTGCTTTAGCGTTCTGTCAAACGATTGGTTATAGCCTTCCATGCCTGCGCCTAATGCGCTACCAAATAACTGTCCTGTGCTGATGGGTTGTCTTGTTTGTCCAGACTGAGCTAGCAAAGCAATAGCAGAATTTAACAAGGCTTGTTGTCCTGCATTGGACTGTATACGCTGTTGCTCGGCAGGACTAAGAATTTGAGAATAGTCTTGTTGCTGACCGAATAAGGTAGATAGATCAATTGCCATGTTTTATCCTAGTAAAGAATTTGGATTTCTTCTGTTTTGTAAAGCTAATAAGTTGTATAAACCTGAGTAATCTACTGCGCCTTGAGGCATCTGTGTTCTACCGCCCATCTGCATTTGTGGATAGGCTTGTGCTTGTTGTTGCTGACCACCACCTAATAAACCACTAGCAGATCTAATTCCTTGAATAGCTTGCATTGGTGATATTTTTGTAGGTGCAGCTTTTGCTGCTGCTGCAATCTCAGCATCTAACGCAGCCATTTCTGTAGGCAAAGTAGTAGCAGGCACATAATTACCGCCAGGAGACAAAACAACTTCTGATGAATAATCAACTATTGGTGCGCCACTAGCTGTTGCTCCAACTGTTCCACCAAGTGTTGCTGTTCCTACTGGCAATCCTGTATTTGCTGCACCGACCATACCTGCTGTAGTTGCGCCTTCTGCTAATGCTGCTGCCTCTAACGCTGCTGCTGCTTCGGCTGATGCTGCTGCTGCTGATCCTGCTGCTGCTGCTTCTGCTGTGGTTGCGCCTGCTAGAACTGCTGCATCTGCTGCTGCTGTATAGGCTGCTGCGCCTGCTGCTGTCAATCCAACAGTAACCCAACCGCCAGGAATCTCTCTATTAACAAAAGTATCTACCTCTGCTAATCCTCTGCCAATTGGTTGAACAACAGCTTTTTCAACTTGTTCTACGACTCCACCACACATAATTAATCCTTTAAGTGTTTGACTGTATTAAAGCCAACAGTTTTATAACCTAGTCTCTCATAAAACTGTCTGGTTTTATCCATGTCTACTGCTGTTGTTTGTCCTAAATGCAGATCATCTGCACCCATATCTTTAGCCCATATTTCTAGTGATTTTACTAGCTTAAGTGCCACTCTACTACCTCGATACTCAGGCAATACAAAGAACCCTAGATCGCTGACTCTTTTACGATTACTAAAGAAATACTCATGGGCTAGACCAGATATAAACCCAACAATTCTGTTGTGTTCTATTGCGATAAATCCGACTGCATTAGGATTCTTAAATAAATGTAGAATCTTGTGCTTTTCTGGTGTTGCGTATGAAAACTCTGCCTCGGCTACCATTTTAGTAACCAGTTCAAAAAACTCCTCTAAACGATGTAAGGTTAGTTTTTCTATTATCAGAAGAATCCACCACCTAATAATCCACCAAGTGCTGCACCGCCTAATGCGCCATAACCAGCACCGATTGATGGGAACGCTTGACCTAGTGCATAACCGCCTAGACCGCCAGCAAGACCGCCACCAAGGATGCCTGCACTACGATTTTGGTAGGTAGGTGCATTTGTAGTTTGTGTGCCGTAGCTTCCTAATGGAGTGCCATAGACCGATGACAAATAGCCTTGGAGTTGCTGGTATGGCAACTGTTGTCCGAACTGATAACGAGCCAATTGCTCTTGTAGAGGTTGGGCAGCGATTGCCTCTTGCTGTGCGCCAACTTGAGCCAATGTCTGCGATGGTAGGAACTGTTGGCTGTAGAATTGAGGTGCTAAACCTGCCAACTGAGATTGGGCTAATTGAGCTTGTTGTTGTAGCCCTCTTTCCTGTTGATACTGTGTGCCTGCGATATTGGATGTAATATCCCCTAGAGACCGCCCATAAGCCTCTGTAGCAGTTCCTAATGCTCTTTCCATACTACCGCTACCCAAACGACCAGACTTGCTGTAAAGGCTCGAAATGCCTGGCAATACAGTTTCGCTAAATTGTTGGGTTAGTGGGCGAGTAGCTGCTGCCATCATCGCTTGTTGATAGGGATTCGCATTTAAGAATCCACCGGCAGCAGTCTGTCCTACTTGACCTAAAGACGATGTATAAGCCTGTTGAGCCTGTTGTAGAACAGGAGACTGTTGGCGAGCCAATTGTTCTTGCTGTGCAATAGCCTCAGTCGTAGCAGCAGATGGGCTTACATAGGTCTGACCAGGAAAGAACTCAGGTTGTTGTCCTGTCAAAAATAAACTCTGCGCCCTTTGCAAACCTTGGGTAAGGTATGGGAGTAACGCTGGATCAATTGACGATGTGCTTGTGGTTGTTGCCATAGTTTTATCCTACGATGATGTATTGAAAGTTAAGGTCGTTATGACCTGTGTTTCTGTGCGTAATGGTTGCTGAACCTGTTGTTTGTGCTGATATGTATAAATGCGCCATTTCTGATGCTGCATGACTAGAAGTCGGTGTAAATAAAATAACAGACTCTTTACCTATTCTTGCATCTGTAAGCGTAGTAGTTGTAGACGATTGAGCTAAAGTAATTTTGCCTGTATTGTTGGTCTTACCATTCATAATCCCATTGACTACCTCGGCTACTCCACGAGGATCGCTACCAAATGGGGGTAATGCTCTAAACATTATCTAGTTCCTAGAGGGCTTAAATCGATGTCCATTCCGACTGCTGATGTCCAACTACCTGTAGGGGTTAATTGTAGACGATGATAGCGACCAATACCACGCACAGACACTCTATTTTCGCTGTTTGCTGCTGTTTGTGAGCCAAATACTGTGGACTCTGTTAAAAGCCTACGAGATAGCAATGCAACGCTTCCAGAACCATCATCTACGATAGGTTTAACCATTGTTATAGATGAAGTAGAACCAGGCACTTCTATATCGCCTGTTTCTAAGTAGGCTGTAGCGTTAGCACCAGAGAATGTAACAATCTTTGCACCATCAACACCGGCTAACTGTAATCTGCCACCAAGCCAAAGTCGGCTATCAAAGGTTGTAAGGATAGTGTCTAGGTTTCCATAGACATCCATGCCCTCTAAAGTAACAGCAGGCGTAGATGTAGATGCAATTCTGTCTACAGTAGTAGTGCCACTTGTCCATTTTTGTGTCTGATAGTTGTAAATAAGTAGGCTATCAGGTGTTGCAGAACTATTAGATGCGTATGCCCAAATGATAAGTTTTTTAATTGGATCTACCGCAGCCGACATAAGGTACAAGGTTGCTTCGTCTACATTATCAAAGAAAAATCTGTTTACTTTTTCGCTACCGATTGGCACTACATTTTGTCCATCACAGGCATAGAATCCATCATCGCCTAGGAAGAACGATGTTCCACCATACTGAATAATGGAGTTAGCCTCATAACATCCTAAATTACGACTAATGTTGTCAAATTGGAATACTAAAGGGCTACCAACATAAGACATACGATGGATAGAACGATCCATAAAGACTAGACCAAACTCACCACCTGTAACACCGACTACAGAGCCACCATCAGGAATATCTTGGTAATCTGCCTGTGTAGTAGCAGATGTAGTCCAAGATGACTCATCGCCTAATGCTGACCATTGAACCCTATTTGGATAACTTGATTGCCATCCAGACACTACAAAGTCTCGCACCACAGTTACATATCGTGCTTCTGGTGCATCGGCTGCTAAGTTATCAAACAATGTAGAACTATTTAAGTTATATCCCTGTAATTTTGCTTGTCCGTTAGCACCAATAATGACATTACCAAACTGTGTAAACTTCCAACGCTGATCTGTAGCTGTTGAATAATTGCCTGATTTAGACACATTGTCCAAAGACAAATCGCCAGAATCTAGCTTGAATAGTTTTGTAGATCCACCAGCAAATACAGTCGTAGCCCCTGCTGTGGTTTTGCCTGCAACTACATTGTTTAGGTTTTCCGATGCAGCAGCAGAGTAGTCTACAACTGTTGGCAATGCGCCATATCCAACAAGTTTAGAGTAAACATTCTCTGCTCGTCTTAGACCATTAGTAATACCTGGCTGATCTGGTGTCCATTCTCCGAATGTGATTCTGCTTATTGCCATTGTGAGTTTCCGCTAGATATTTGTGTCCAAGTAGTCGATGATGCTGATTGTGCTGTCCACGACTCTGATCCTGCTGTCTCTACTGTCCATGTTGTAGTGCTTGCTGATATGCCTGTCCAAGACTCTGATCCTACTGTTTCGTCTGACCAATTATCGCCTAAGACATTACCACTTACTACTACTGAGGCATTTGCTGTAATTGATCCGCTTGCAGAATAAACCG